CTCACCGAGGTCTACTGCTGGCTCGTAAGCGGTTCCAGTACCAGGAGTGGTGCTGATGTCGCCACCAAGGAGTGAGCTTGACTCGATGCGGATTACTGAAGCCTGACGGAAGATTCCGTAAGCACCAAGCCAGTACCAACCCATTGGTACGAAGCGGCGCAGGCGGTCAGTTACAGGACCAGGTACTACGTGTGGGAACGCACCGTTACCGTCAACGTATGAGTGAGCCTTGGCAAGAGCCTGGCGACCAACGATGATAGTACCGTAGACGTTCGTTGAAGAAGCACCAGCGCCCTGGAATACAGGAGCACGAGGAGTTTCGATCCAACGGACACCTTCGAACGCACCGAGTTCACCGTTCCAGATTTCACCTGGCTGAGCGTATACGTGTGGTGCACGCCAACCCTGGATGTTAGAACCTGAAACAGTTTCGCCCTGAAGGTCTGCTACGAGGTCTGGGTGGATGTAACCAACGTACATGCCGCCGAACGTAGGAACGTTCTGAGCACGGAGACGGGCACGAGCCACACGGATGTCGAGCGATGAAAGGGTGTTGCTTGAAGATACACCGGCACGAGTAGTAACACCAGTCTGGAGCGAAGTTGCGCCAAGGCCAGATGCGTACTGTACGTTTGAACCAGAGTCAAGAGCAGCACGAGCAATCGTGTCCAGCGAAACACCAGCGTTGTAACCAACTACGTTAGCAACGATTGGGTCGATGTCGACGAATGAAGTACCACGGAGCTTGGCAGTGGTAAGAACACCGTTACCGTATTCAGCAAGGGTCAGAGACACAGTTGAGTCTGACATTGCAACAGTGGTGATGTCGCTTGTTTCGGTGAGAGCCGTGGTTGAAATCGGCAGGTCGTTCACGATGGTGAACTGTACCGAAGCACCAGGCATCGACTGAGCGGTAGGCTGAACGTCAGCTACAGCGTCGAAGTAAAGCTCAGGACGCAGGGCGAAGTACGCCATACGGTCATAAGCGGCTTTTGAGAAGTCAAGAGTTGAGCTTCCCGTGGGGTTGTCTGAGTAACCGTCAATGGCCATCACAGACTCCTTTCTAGGTTAGTGGTTTAACGCACGTTCCTAGAAGTCCAGACGCCCAGTTTTTCGTACTGGGATTCTGCTACGATCTTCATGGCTTCCTCTGGGCTTGTTGCTTCTTGGATGCGAGCAAGGAACTCCTGTCCCAAATCGGGACCGGCTCCTGACGTACCAATCGTTGCACCTTGGGCGCGACGTAGAGCATCAAGTTCTCCATCGACAGCGGGGTTGGATTCCTGCTGAGGGGTCAAAATGCCATATTCTTCTGCGGCCTTGCGGATTGCCTCTACTGAGGAATCTCCGTCATAAGCCTTTCGGAGTAAAGCACCTGCACCCGTTTCAGGTATACCAGCCTTAGTGAACTGAAGTTCGAGCTTTTGCTTCTCTAGTTCAGCCCTTGCTGATTCAAGTTCCTTGCGAGCCTTGTCAGCTTCACGCAACTGACGCCGAATATTCGGGTCTAGCGGCTGTGAGCCTTCGTTGGTTTCGTCAAGTTCGTTGTCGAGGTCGGACATGTTGATCGCTCCTTCTAGGTACGCGCCTTGTTCAGAGGTAAACAAAACGGATAAATTGTGCACTTTACGCACTAATGGCGCACTTCCCATTAGCGGGTTTGGTGAACAGCTCACCCGTGCGCTAACGGGGCCGAACTCCTAATCCTTATTGTACCAGGATTAAATCGAGGCTGAACCGATTCCCGTAACACCCTTGGCTGACTCAGAGTAGCCACCGCCCTTTTCAAACGGTGCAGCCTTGGCTTGAGCGGCTCGCTCGGCAGTTGTCTGGGCGGCCTGAAGGTTGGTTCCTTCGTAGCCTGCCACCTGAGCGCCTACAAGGGTGGCTGTGTTGACCGTAGGGGCGTTTGCGCCTGGAGCGTTACCTGTCAACTCAACGTCCTTAGAAGCGGTCTGTAGGGCCTTCTGAGCGGAACCTAGCGTAAGTGTTTGGTATGGGTCCTGCATGACCGACTGGCCAGCGCCAGCGATACGTACCATTTCACCCAGGTCACCGGCTTGACCAGCGTTAAATCCCTTGAGGCCAGCCTGCTGTGCAGAGTACTGAAGGTTTGCTCCGAGAGCCTGACGCTCAATAACCGGCTCGGCCTTTACTGGATCGAGGAAGTAAGCGACTAGACCGCCCTTGCCGATACCGTGCTGTTGCATAAACTGGTTCTGCAAGTCCTGGGGCAAGGATTCTACTGCCTGGTAACCGTAGGCAACTCGGCGTGAAAACTCAGCCGCAGAGACGTTTCCTGCCACCAACTTGGCGATAGGGGTCATCTTGGTCTTGGGGTCTGGGGTCGTAAGAAACCCTGCTGGAAGACCTGCCGCCTGTGCTGTCTGCTGATACGAGTTCACAAGCGTCATGTACGTGGCTTCAGTGAGGGGCTTAGTGCCGTTGGCCGCCGCTTCCTTCTGTTGCTGGATAAGGCCAGCGAACTGGGTCTTGTACTGGTCGGTGTTACGGACCATGTTCATCAGTTCTTTGGGGTTAGTGATGTTGTCAGTGAACGCCCACTTAAAGACCTCAGGGGCCAGGGAGTTCATGTCAACCGACTGAAGCCATGCGTCTAGGGTCTGGTAGGCGCTGTTCTTCTGGTTCGACGTTGCCGTGGCGTTGGCCACTTCCATAGCGTTCTGGCCAGAGATGTTGATTGCTTCAAGGAGCGTGTCACGACTCTGTTGCTGGGATACCGTAAGGCCAGGGCCGAAGTTCTCAGAGAGCGTTGGGGCCTTGGTAGTGTCACCACCGAGGTCCTTAGCGATGGCGTTCAAAGCCTCAACAAAACCCTTGGAATACGAAGATTGTGTCTTGGTTCCACCAGTCAGCCAGTCGCTAGGGTTAAATCCCTTGATGCCCCCGAACATGGCCTCAAACAGGGCTGGGCCACCCTGAGTAAGAATCTCAGTGGTAAGGGCGTCAGCGCCACCAGAAGTGATGTTTCCTGCTGAGTCGGTGATTCCACCAGGTACGTTAACGGGAGTGCCACCCAGCTTGAGAGCGAGTGCCTGGGCGGTAGAGGCATTAGCGTTGGAGCTGATGAGAGCCTTTGCAATAACGCTTGCTGGTGGGTACTTAATCGCTGTTGCGCCATCAGCGCCACCGCCAGAACCAAAGGGATTGAAGATAGTGGTCGTTGTAGTTTTCTGTTTTGCTCGCTTCATTACTGCTCACTTCCTGGCATAGGTGCTGCTGCGCTCATGCGACCTTCGGCTGGGGATGGAACTGGTTGCTGTGATGGGTTAGCCATCTGTGCCTGCTGGCCACCGGCCATTTCCTGCTGAAGCCCTTGGATAATGGACGCCACCTTTTCCTGGGCGGCTGGAGTTTTATCCCAACCAAAGCCAGGGTGAGACTGGATGTGGCCTTTCCATTCGTCCAGACTCATGGGAACTGGGCGTCCGGTCTTAGGGTCACGGCCACCGTTGAGAGCGGCTGACGACTTGGGATCGGTCATGAAGTTAGGCTCAAACTGCTCACCCAGCATCTGCTTGGCTACCTGGCGGTAAGGGTCGAGTAGGTAGGCGGTCTTGATACCGGCCTGAATCTGGGGAGCCAAGGATGGGTAGAGTCCTGATGCCGTGGTCTTTACGTAGTCCTCGAACGCCTTGCCCTTTTCAGGGGTCATGTCCTGAGCGAGTTCCTTCAAAGTACCGTCCGACATCGGCACGGCGTAGTCATGAGCGAGTTGCTTCATGTCAGCCTGCGTCATCAGTTTCGGCTCTTGAGCTTGAGTTTCTTCTGCTAGTGGTTTGTCGGCCATTTTTTATCCTTGTGGTGGTGGTAGTTTCTGGAACACGCCAGTGATAATTGAGGCGAACTGACTCCAGCCAGGGGTCGTGGAAGCCGTAGTACATTCATTGTACCATTGGCTTTCCAGCGCAGTCTGTTCGGACTTCTCACCAGCGGCGGCAAGGTACTGCTTCTCCCATGACTTTCGAGCATCAATGAGCAGTGGAAGATATTGCTTTTGCTCAGGGGTGAGCGTGGCAACTGCGTTTGAGTCTTTCATGAAACTCTGCAAGTCCTGATATGTGTCAACTGCGGTCTGCTTGGCTTGGCCACCGTAATGGTAGTTACCCCATGCTGAGTTGGTGTTCTCGGCGTAATACTTACCTGAGGTTTGCCATGCGTAGTAGCCCTCTGAACTAAGTCCATCGGAGTATGTGCCTGGGTAGAGCGACTGGTACTCAGGAAGCATGACGTTGTAGAACTGGTAGTTACCGTGCGTAATGCGCATGTTGTTAATAAACTCGGACGGAGTTTCCTTAGCTCGAAGGCCAAGACCCTCAAAGATTTGGGAAGCCACTGGGTCGTACTGTGAACCCTTGCCAACCTGTGAGCCGAGGAAGGCAGTGATGTAAGGGTATGCCTTCACCAATTTTTCGTGGGCGTTGACGTAGGCGACCGATCCGTAGTTCTCGTTCCAAGTAGAGAACGGACTTTCGGTGTGGGCCATTGTTCCAAACAGTTCATTCGGGAAGCGACGGAGAAGTTCAGCAACCTGGAGCGTGTAGGTCGGGAACCTGTAGTCTCCCTGTGCGTCCTTTTCCAGGGCAATCTTGTTGAGCTGAGTCTGCACTTGCGTGTCGCTGGAGATAACTGCTGAGAGCGGAGTGCCTGTGGAAACTAGCGTCTTGGCAGCGTAAAGAGCGGCTGTGTGCCAGTTGGCGTCGTCCTGGAAGTCAGCCCTGTTAATGGGGTTCTTCATGAACTGGTCGAACTTACGTCCAGCGTAGTAACTGATGAGTTCCTGGGCGGCTCCTGAACGGATGTTTTGGGCGTTGATAGCGCCCTTCTTCTCCAGCATTGCTGCGGCCTGGAGTCGTAGACCTGTCCAGAAGTCAGTGGCCTGGTTGCCGACAACGTGGATTTCGCTAGACAAGTACGAGCCGACTTCGTTCTGGTTGAAGTAACCGTAGACGCCCTTGTAAATGTTCTGAGCGGTGCTGTTCGGGAACAGGTCACTCCAGATACTTGAGTTCATCGACGCTGGGCCGAGTGCCCACTTAATAACGCTGGCAATAAATGGAACACGGTACTGCATCTGCGAGTAGACAAGTTTGGCGGGAATCGTGACGATAGGGCCGAATGGCATGCTGACAAGGTTCTCTGCGAACCCAGCAAGTCCAGGCATTTGGCCGGTGATGATGATGCTGTCCGGTGAAGCGGGTGAAGCCTCAATGCCCATGCCCTTAAGACCACCGTAGGTAGGCAGGCCCTGTGCCGCCAACAGCCCGTTGACGATACCGTTGGACAATCCCATGACCAACTGTGAGCCAGGGAATGTGAACGAACCGATACCACTCTGGTTGTACGCCAAGGCAACGTAGTCCGTCACGGCCAGGTTAATCTTCATGTACTTCTCAAAGGCGGCGAAGTTGTCACCAGCGACACGGAGAGCACGACGCATGGCCTGGTTCTTGGCGAAGTAGTACGGTGCGATAACACGCATGTTTTCTTCCCAGATGGTCTTGTCCATTGGGTTGTGGACAAACTTGCTCATGTTGATGAGAGCGTCCGACTGGGCCTTGCCCATCGCTTCGCCCATGTCAATGGTTCCATTCTCAATGAGCGGAATCCACTTCTTGTACTGTTGCCATGTTTCCCACACGAAGATGGGGTCACGGCTACCCGTGTTCACAATCCTGCCAAGAGGCCCGTGGTGTAAGTAGTCAGAGAACTTGCGGAGAGGGTTGAAGTGGCCCGACGAAAGCATTGGGATGTACTCGTGGGCTGGGAAGGCTGACGGTACTGGCTCGCCCTTCTGGTAAGAATCCCTGAGCCATGTGGCCAGTTCTTCCTGCGTCTGGTAATCCTTGTTGGCAATCTGGTGCAGAATCTCTGGGAAGATAGCTGACTCAACATCACGAGAGTTGACGTTGGTGGAGAGTCCATGAATGTGGTCAACCGCTGTGCGTGCCCAGCCCTGGTGTGGTGTCAAGTCTGGGTACTTAGCCGAAACTTTTGTATTGCGCTGGAAGTTCATGCGAAACTCCTCAGGCTGTCCACTGATGAACTGTTCCATGTGGCGGTCTGCTGCTGAGCGCAACTTAATAAGATCGACGGAGTTGGAGAACGACTGGCCACCGAGAGTTCTAATCTGCTTCTGAATAGACTTCTTGAGCTGAACCTTCATCGTCTTTTCGTTTATATCAACTTCGTTCTTGGTCAGAGTTTCGTAGGCGTCCTTCTGAGCAAGTTCGGTGTAGAACGAAGAATTGCTGTCAAATATCTTCTGGCCTTCTTCTTCAATCTTGGCAAGTTCAAAGCGAGCGACTTCGGAGAAAACAGTGTCTCGGCTGGCACGAGTAATTGATTCGTAGAGTGCCGCACCTGCGTCAGAGTCGCTGGAGTTACGGCGAATGAATCCCTCGCCCAGCATCTTGTTTGATGTCTTAAGTTTGCCGTTCTTGATTCCGACTATCTTGTTGGAAACCGCTGACTGGAAACCGTCCTCAGACATTAAATCGCCCTGAGCGTGAACGCCACCCAGCATGTGTCCATCTGTCTCGGCGTAGAGGTTGGTGACGAACTGGAAGAAGTCGTCAAACTCCTTGCCCTTCAGAGTCCTGGTCAGAGCCTTGTCGATACCGATGATTGTGTTACTAATAGCAGCACGGAAAGCCTTACGCTCCAACTCGCCAGTAGCGACCTTACCCAAGTACTGCTGGTTCTTGACAAGCGACTGCACCAACTTTGATTCGGTGAAGTCATGCCCACCTATACGAAGTGCGTTCAGCATTGCTTCAGAGATAACAACACGCTCGGCCCAGGCTGGTGTAGCCAAGGTCAACAACTTGAACCAACCGTTCAGGTAGCCCTGCATGAGGTCAACGATTGGGTCAAAGGTGCTACGGAATCCACGATCGCCCAAAGACTTAATCTGAAAATCGCCCGAACTAATCTTCTTGTACAAGTTGGCGACGGTAAGTTTGCCAATACCAATGCGCTCACCAACCTGACGGTTGTAGGCATAGTCATACTGTTCTTTGAACAGTTGCTTGTACTTCTCTCCGGCTTCGGCTGTGCTGAGCGTAGAGGAAAGATAGTTAGCCTGCTTCTCAACATTCTCGCTGCTGAGGAACGATGAACTAATAGCGGCCTTCATCTCAGCGCCCATGTCCTGCACCGCGGTCAGCTCACCGTACATGTGCTTCAGCATCTCAGGAACGTCGACGCCAGTACCAAAGGCACGTTCAACGGCGGCCTGCCCTGGGCGTGTCATGATGATTTGCTCGTACCTCTTGGAAGCCGAGGTGTACAGGTCACGAGCGTGGTCGAGTTCGCCATCCAGGTACTTGACAACTGACGCATAGCGTTCAGCGTCAGTCAGGCCCTTGAGTTCGTCGCCCTCAAGCATCTGCTTGGCCTTCTCGGTGATTTCCTGAGCCTTGGCTATGTAGCCCTTGAAACCTGAATCTTCGCCATCAAGAGTTGGTGCGAAGTCTTGGGCACGATCTTCGTACTTAAAGTTACTGAGAAACTTCTCAGTTTGAACGCGAGCAGTTTCAGCCAGTTGGCGCACTACTTCAAAGGTCTTGTCAGTGCTACGAAGGAATACGTCGCCACCTGTGCGGTTCGTGTTCATAGCGACCTTGCCAAAGAAGCGTCCTAGTTGGCGGAACTGACGCTCAGTGGGGAGCATGCGCTCACCGAGCTGGGTGTCTCCAACGGCGGCAACAGTCATCTTGCCATCTTCATCCATCACGCGGTCAGCAAGGTCATTGTTGTCAGCGACCATTGCCTGATCCATAGCCATGCTTCCACCGTCAACGCCGGACTGAGCATAGATGTGGCTGTCTATCTCCGAACTCATCTTGTCAATAAACAAACCAAAGTCGGAGTGAGCAGTTGAAGCGAGCATGCGACGGTACAGCGCAATGCGCATTGAGTTGTTGTAGATGTTGTTCCACTTCTCAGGGTTGTCTGAGTGGCGGATAAGTTGGTCACCTATCATGCGAACGAAGTCGTCCGACATAAAACTGTTGCGAAGGAACTGCATGATTCCGTTAACGCTTCGGGCCGAACCGACTATCAACTTGCGGTCGGTGATTCGACCACCCTCAATAATCATTTGCTTCGATGAGAATAAACGGCGGAGTCGCTGGCTGTAAAGGATTTGGGCCTTTTCTGCTACACCACCTGCTGAGTAACCAACATCGTGAGGAGTAATGTCTGCGCCAGTTTCCTTTTCTAGCGCCTCAATGATGTCCTTGGTGGGCAAGGTTGGCGATGCCAGGGCGTCAGCAAGGGTAGCGAACTTGTCGGCAGTTTCACCACGAAGGCCAGCCTTAACGTAGGTGTACCAACCCATAGTCGGCATGCTGGTGATACGGTCAGCCATCATCATCGACTGCGATGCTTCTTCGAGAATGTTCATGACCTGAGCGGCACTCTTCGCCTCACCCAGACGGTTGAGCATACGACTGCTTAGGTTGAGGGCAGAGAATCGTCCACTGATTTCAGAGGCGCTGTGTGAAGCCATCCAGTCAATAGCACGGCGAACACTGGAGTACTGACGATACGCACGATCGACGTCGCCAACTTCCTTAATGCCAGTTCCATTGAACCACTTGCCCAGAACACCCGTCATGCCGTAGGCACTACGAGATTCCTTAGCGATGAGAGAGAACGAGGCGATGGGGTCATCAACTACCCACTTCAAGCCCACGTCAACAAGGTCACGGACTGAAGTTCCCCACATACCGTCAATGCCCAGCGAGTTAGCGATTTCAATACCAAGGTCTTGGGTTGAACCGTCCTCGTTGAGAACCTTGCCCTGCTGAGCTAACTGCCAGGTGTAAGCGTCCTGTGGGTCCTCTTGCGCCTGCAATGCTCCAAGCAAGTACGTAATGTTTGCCGAGCGACTGCCGATTGCTTTGGCCAGCATCCCAATGCCCTTGAGTGGAAGCGCCACTGGGTATGTAATACCTTCAACCACCTTTTGCCATACTTTGTCTGAGGTGGCGAGTTTGGCCTTTTGGATTTCGTCCTGAGCGGCCTGCTCAATTGGTGTCTCACCGTTGAGTGCTTCAGAGGCGTTGTTGAAAGCTGGGGCGGATTCCTCAGAGATATCCTTGGCAATGGCCTGGTCAAACTCTTTCTGAGTTATAGCGCCACTCTCAAGTTCTTGCTGAAGTGACAAGTAGGAAGTAGGGAACTTGCCTTTGTACTCGTCGAGAGCATCTTGGTACGACATCTTGTACAATGCGTTGGAGTCACGACTAACGAGGTCTTGCTTGGCTTTCTCCAGCGCAGCCTGTTCTTCTGCTGTAAGAGGCTCAGATTTCATCTTCTCAGTCAGGTTCTTGATTACCTGGGCGTCCTGGGCGTTGGCTGTTTCTGCGGCTTGTTCGGCGGCGTCAAGAACTGTAGTGCCTTCAGCGGCCTCTGCTGCTCCACCAATGCCGCCACTAAGGACCATGCCAGAAACCAAGTTCCCCCATTGGTCAGAGATTGCTTGAGCAGTTCCCTTTTGGTTCATCTGAGACTTCAGGTTGGTCATATAGGTGTCGGCCATCCAAGGCAGGTTTTGGCCTACCTGCAATGCCTCTTTTACAGCCTGACCCAAGTACAGCGGGTCTTTGATGCTCCATTGTGGCAACCCTTGTCCTGCGGTCAGGTCACCAATGTTCCCAGTAGCAAGTCGTCCTAAGTCAACAGCGCCCTTGGTAATGCCTTGAACTGCCAAGTTAGGGATACCTGTAATCAGGTTGCTAAGAGCAGACTGCGTTGCGTTGCCAATGCCCTTGTCCTGGGTGAGGTAGCCGATTGCTTTGCCAGGAAGATATCCAACAGCATTGCCAATCATTCCAAATGCCTTGGAGAACAGATTGTCTGTCGTGTTTGCTGCCTGCCACCACTTGTCCGGCTGGCGAACTTTAGGTGCAACCATTGGTTCACCCTGGAACGTTGGGTACAGATTCGTCAGTCCAACTTGGTCAACCGACTTGTCAAGCAATCTCGACATGAAAGTTGAGTGAGCCAGTTGTTGAGGATCGGAAGAATCCTTGAACTGATTGTACAAAGACGTGACCAGCATTGGGTCGGCCTTGAGCGCGGGGTTGGACGAGAGAAGGTTGTCCATCCAGTACTGCGGATTGTTTTGCTTCTGTTCGGCTACTACGCCACCGCCAGCGGGCTGTCCACCAATATCTGCGCCGTTAACTGATGGCATTACAGACCAATGTTTCTAGCTGCTCGTGCCAAGTCCATAACTGTTGCTGAGGCTCCTGGCGCAGACGCCATCTGTGTGAGCGTTTTGGTAATTTGCGGAGCGAATGTGTGGAGTGCTTCTGGACCAGCGCCATCGCCCATTGGTAGTCCGGCTGTGATTGGCTCCTCTGGTGCGTCAGTCGGGTGGTCGAACTTCAGCTCACCTGGGTAAACCTGTTGCTGTGGCATCTGGCCGGTAATCGTCTGTGGCTGTGGAGCCTGCTGGTTTACGCCCTGAGTGATTGGGTTTGACTGTACGCCCTGGACTGGCTGTGCGGCTACTGGGATAGAACGCTGAGCGGCCTGTTGTGCTGCTGCTTGTCCGTAGTCCTGGCCTGTCTGCGTGGCAACTGGCATCGACGCATTGAGGTCTGTGCGATTACTGTATGCCTGTCCGATTGTGCCCTGGCGAGCACCACCCCTACCTGTGCGTGGCATAGATTATTGTCCTTGTGGTGCGAGTGCTGATTCTGCTGGTGACTGTCCGGCTGGACGACGAAGGTTGGCGAGCATCTGGCTCAAGTTGGCTGGGCCTTGCTGAGGTGCTGGGATAGGTGCACCGATGCCCTGCATGGCTGCTGCTCCACCGATACCGTGTTGCATGTCCGGTGTGGCTTCCTGTGGGCCACCCTGCTGTGCCATCTGCTGTTGCTGGTTAGCGAGAGCGGCCTGCTTCTCCTGCTGTTCCTTGTGCACCTTGATGAGTGCCTGCTCCAAAGTGACGTGACGTTCAGCCTTGGCGGTAGCAATTTCAGCGATGATGCTGGGGTCGAGCTGGCCTTGTGAAGCCTGCTGTTCAAGACCAGCAAGCATGGCACGGCGCAGAGATTCAATCTCTACTTGGTCACGCTCACGAATCGGGTCCTCAATCGCTGGGTCCATTTCACGTGCGGTCTGAGTTGACATAATGCCAGTACCGACACGTTGACCGATTGCGATAACCATGCCATTAACATCTGATCCAGGCATTGAGTATTTGACATAAGAAAGGTCAGTCTCGAACGTCTCGTTGGGGGTGTAGTCATTGTTGATTACCTTACCGTCAGTTCCCATGAAGAACATACTCGGCTTGTTGCCATAGTATGCCTTCATAATCTTTACCGCTCGACGGTTTTCTGCTTCAAGCGAGTTAGCAAAGATTTCCTGGTATTCCTGAATCGGCATGTCAACCGTGTTGGACATGACCATTTCTCCGCGGCGAGCCGTCCTAACGTTAGTTGGAGACTCTCCCCCGAACTCGGCAGGGATACCTGCTGTGAGGCGTTGTGCTCGTTCCATGCGATCGAGAGCATCGTCAGTTGTCGATCCAGGCTGGAGATGGGTAACTTCGATTTGTCCATTGTGGATGAGTCCACGTATGCCTTCCTTACCACTTGCTTCAGAGACAATACGGGGAGTGGCGGCCCCATTCCCGACAATCCATTCGTCGGGGAATACGTTGCGGAAACGTGCAATCAAGTCTAGTGCGTCCAGCTTTGCCATACGCTGATACGTTCCGAGCATCTGGTCGAACTGGCCCTGCAAACGGTCAAGCGTAATGCGTCCAGCGATAACGACTGGGCTTACCTCGGCACGGTTAGGGATTCGTTCAAGGATGACGTGGCTGGCGATACCTTTTCCGGTTTCAACGGTGTAGGCGTCGGCCTTGGGCTTCTCAGCGCCAACGGCCACCAAGACAGTCTCCTCGGCGTCCATGTACTCCAGGACTTCAAACATGTCCGAGTCGCCCTTATTGCCACGGTACAGTACCTGCATCTGGGCTGGGTAGTTCTGTCGGAGCCAACCGAGTGGTCGGCGGTCAACGAAGATACAGTCCGATGGCTCCATTGAGTCTGGGTCGAGCATCGGGGCTGGGAAGGTTGAGAGTGGGTTACGGACTCTCCAGTGGGGCATGTTGCGCTTGTCGTCTCCGTAGATAGAGACTGGCGAAAGAGTCACGGCAGACATACCGTAGGCGGTCAGGTGGCGAGCACGGCGACGGAGCTTGGTTCCCATCTTGTTCATATCCCACCAACCAAGGTTGGCGAGGCGACGGTCACGAGCACGGTTTTCAGATACCTGGATACCTGGGCGTACTGGCAAGTAGGCGATGTCCGGCATAACGGACGCCACACGCATAGCGAACTGGTCAATGCCCTGCGCAATCAAGTTAGGGATTGCTGGCTTCTCCATGTCGTCAAGTTCTGGGAGTGGAACGATGATGTCACCGTTATAGTGGCGACGGATTTCTTCCATCTTTCCAAAGAGTCCACCACGGTCACGGCGTCGCTCCTGGTATAGGGTGACAATCTGGGCCGCGGCCTTTTCTTGATCTGACGGGAGAGCCACTTAAAACCTCAATGTCTTGGGAACGGATGACTTGACCCATGATGGTCGCCATGCTGGGGCTTGAACTACCTTTGGTAAATAAAGGTTAGGAATGTTCCACTCTAGAAACCATTGGGCCATCACACAGTCGTCTGTGCGTGTTCCATTAGGGTACTTCGTAACCTCATCGATAAGTTTCATAGAGCGAACTTTTCCTTCACCCTTACCCATCAATCGTACACGACCGAAGCGGTAGTGGGGCTGTAACACCGTCACACCCAGGGCTTCGTCGGACTTATTGATGGCATTTGTGTTGTGTGGCACGATTTCCACACCACGGGTCTGACGCCACTGTTTCACGTAATCGTACTGCAACATGAACCGCTGGGCGGCGTTTGACTCAACAATCCAGTACTGAATCGGGAAGCCAACTGACTCCGACAAGTTCTGCCAATCTTCCATAACGCCGGTATATCTACCGTCATTGATGTTGTAGTCCAAGAACTTAGAGGCTTCCATCTTGGCTCGGATGAGGTCAATGAGGAAGCGTTGCTGGGATTCTGGGTGGTAGAGCCAGCACTGAATTGCCCAGAAGTTCGTAGGCGAGGGGTCAGCTGTGGCCACCATCAAGCAATCATTGGGGTTTAGCCCAGGTGGGATTTCCCAGATGTCACGGTCACGGTCAATGCACCCAGGGGTGTCGCCGGTTCCGTAGACCCACTCGTTTCGCACGAGCACTTCACTGGGGTCCAAGTCCTCTTGCTGGTACACGACCGCAAACCGTTCACCTCGGTTCGACATGAGGTTGGAGATATCACGCCACGAGAGGCGTCGAGGGTCCAGCAGACACCCAACAGGGTAAGCTGGCGACGTGCGTTTGTGATGTTCAGGCGAGCATTTGTCAATGTAGTGGGCTTTGTACAGCAGGTGTTTGTACTTTTTATCGGAGCGCAACTTGGCTACTTCGTCCTCAGATAGCCCTGAGTCGAGCAGTTCTTCCTCGTCGTCTAGTGGTTGCTCCATGTCCAGAGCGAATCGATACAAGTCGTCAGCAGCAAGGCGCTGACCAATGAGAGCCAGCATACCAGCGGGTTCGAGTCGAGACTCCGCCACATCCTGATACCAATCTTCCATCGCTTCACGCTGGTCGGCGGATCGTGTCTTGCGAGGGTCCACAAGGTCGTCCCAAAAACAACCGTCAAAACGGCCACCGATAAATCCTGAGTCCATACCGTAAGCACTGAGGGTCGGCTCCTTTTCGCTAATAGCACCGGAATCTTCCGGTTGCATAACGATGAACGCTTCGTTCGTCCACATTTCCTTGTCGAGTGGCTTGAAACGACCAAAGTCCAGGGCCATCGTAGATTCGGCGTCAACGGCAAGTCCACGGGCTTTCAGGGCGTCATCGGCCAGTTCAGGGATAACACGCTCCAAGGAACGGCGTACACGCATGAGGTTACGCTTGGCGAGGCTCATGGTTGCACTGCCGGTCAGCAAACGAATGGAACGGTTACGGCAGATAATCCAGCAGGTGATGTCGTGAAGCAGAGTCGTCTTACCGGAACCTGGTGGCATGTTCATGACCACGTATTCCTTTTCCTCAGACTCCAGCAGGGCTACGAGAGCCTTGCCTGCTTCTTCCTGCCAAGGGGTTGAGATGCGGCCAAAGTAGCGTTCACGGAAATAACCGAAGTCCTCTAGTGCTCGTTTGGCTTCTGGGCTTAGACTTTCCCTAGACTTAGGCCCTTCGAGCTTGGCTTCCTTCTTCAGCTCACGATAGTTGCGAGCAGAAGAATCCACGTCATCGCTGACTCGTAAGTTCTGTAGGGCCTTCTCTACACGGTGTCCGGTGGATTCGGAGAACCGAGCCTTTCGTGACGCTTCAGCAATGGATAAGCCTGCTGAACGTGCCTCTACGTATTTCTTTCGTTGAACTGCACTAACGGCCATTTAATCTTCTATAGCGGTTTCGAGTAAGCCACGGATACGGTATGGTGCGGCTGAAGCCTCGGAGAGCGTAAATACTCCTACGCCACCGTCCTTGTAGTCCTTTACGGCAACTACCAGTACATAATCCTCAACAACTGGTATACCCCACGCTTCTTCGTGGGGCAGGTCCAGGCCAGCAAAAAACTGGCTAATGTTGATTTCAATCCACTCTTTGAGTGAGTTTGAGATGCTTTGATCGTTAGGCTGTGGGGGCACTTGGGGTTGCCGAAGCCTGAACGTTTGTTTCTACCTTCTTGGTAGTAACGGCGATGCTGGCGATAGCAGCCTGAAACTGACGCTTGGTAAGAAGGTGGTATGCCTCAAGAGCACCAGTCACAATGATACCAACCGAAGCGACAAGACCTTCAGCTACTGATGGAACCTTGAATCCAGGGTGGATAAGGGCAAGAACCGTAGTAGCAGTGATTGCCAATGCGGTGATGTGGGTAGCGATGTCGTTTGCTTTAATCTTCATTCTTTTCCTTTGATTGTCGATACAGAACTAAACCTATCACAGAGTATACAGCAAGGTCGTAGAACGAATCTTCTATGGACTCGTTCTGCATCGTGCTCCCCTGGGCGGCAGCTTGGAGTCGACGCATCTTGTCGTTCATGCGAACGGCGCACCCCACCCAGCCTGGAATCCCAAAGTCCTCTGAAGCCCTGACGTTGGCAAACGGATCGTGAGTCCGTCCGTAGTCGGAAGACTTACGCTTGTGTAAGTCCAGTATCTCGTTGATGATTTCTTCAAACTCGCTCATATGCGAGCCAGCCTATCAAAGATTTCGTGGCCCTGCCGAGTTTCGTAGCGCACCAAACGGCCCATGTCATCGACAAACGCCTTGCAGTGCACCTTGAACTTGTGGTCAATCATTTCCGACAAGTTGTACAGTTCGGCCTGCTTATTGTGTTCTCGGCAGAAAAGGCAGTAGTGGACACGAGTGTACCTATCGTAGAGGTAGACATCTTCTTTGGTGTCGACGTCGATGAACCTTGAACGACTCACTTCTTCTTCTTGGTTTTTCCAGCGGTGTTCAGCGCAATGGCTACAGCTTGCTTCTGCGGTTTCCCTGCGGCCATTTCAGTCTTGATGTTAGATGAAATAACCTTGCTGGATTTCCCTTTCTTGAGGGGCATCATTCTCCTTCTGTTGGTACTTCTCTGGGATCGGTCCGTAGTATCTCGACGCAGTGGCTTCCAGAGGAATCGGAAACCTGATACCACAATCGCAATACACCCACGTCTTTGTAGATACGTTTAACTTCCATACATGTGTGTGCACCTTAAAAATTATAGTTAAAAATTTTGATAGGTGCTTCGCACCCTGTGGAGTGTTTGACTGCCACCTGCATGGCGCTGGTGATTATGTCTTTTGCTGTCCAGCCTTCGAGGGCAGAGAGGATGGCGAGGGAGCCGGTGACCAGCTCGGCGGAGATACCCACGCTGGCGTATGGCTCACGGTATGCGACCACGCTGTAGTCCGACGATATTTCATAGACGCCCTGGCCGGAGACGCAGAGTACGGACCACTCTCCAGGGTCGCCCGTCATTTCCTTTTGAAGGTACGCCGCTAGAGCGTAGGGTTCGCCCGAGGTTGCTTTGGCGATGAGGTTGAGTACCTTGAAGGAGCCAGCCCCACCCACAAGCCAGGGGCCGAATCGAAATACCTTGGGGTCCGAGCTGTGCATCTTTAGCGAGCCAGTTTCCTCAAACGCACCGGAGTCACCACCGATGGCCACGCCCGTGGGAGTCTTAATGGCCGCTATTACCGTCATACCCTAAAGTATACGCTATACTGAATACGGCGGTCCCTTTCCCCGTCAGCTCAACAAAGAAGCCCCGATCCGGTCCGATGACAACTGGGTCGGGGTTTCTGTTGTAAAAAGCACAATGCCCCCAGGTCGGGGGGAACCTGAGGGCACTGGGCCATAAGTACTACGAGTGTCGGTGTGGGATTTTCCCACGAGTTAAGACTACACAATAATGCCGCCCGTGTCAAACATTTGTCTTTGTACTGCGACACATATCGAACTCTACTCTTCCATTTCTAGACCTCAAACTAGTCCATTTCTAGACCCGAACCTGTAAGGCAATCAGGCCCGAATCTGTCAGTTTTTCGGGTCTATTTTTGCCACACCTTGCACGCCTGTGCAACCTGAGAGTTTTCTCAGGAAAGGTTATGGCTAAAGCTTGCCGATGGTGTACACTTAGGTATCGCCACTGGGAGCGATCGTGCGTGAAAGTCGCCGCGGAGTGTGAGCCTCATCGTAGATACTCGCCGTAGTTAGCCGGTTAGAGCGGTATCTGGTCGAACACGCACTTATGCGGCAACAAGGTATGCGCATGGGTGAATATCTCAAGTCGAGCAGACGTACAGGGAGTGCCTCGTGTTCATGACGGGTGGATTGTCCTTCTCAAAAAGAAGTGGTTGAATGCGGGGGTCGCTTTAATCTGTCGCATCTTACAATCAGGACAGCCTGCAGCAACGTCGACTAAGAGTCCGGAAGCTCCAACGAATCCCCTCTCTCTTTGCCATGTCCTGACAGACCTTTTGAGTTTATTTTTGAAAGAAAAAAGAGAGGGTGTTGGACAGATCAAAACAGGTCGCACATCAACACCGTGAGGGTCAATTAGAAAGGGTCACGTTCTCTCCCTAATGCAGCCAAAAGCTTTGTGTTTATTGGTAAAAAAGTGGGAATGACAGTTCTCCGTTACGTGGATAAACTAACTATAAATGACCCGCGCGCGGGCACACTACCCGTCAAACGTCTGTTCGTCGAACGAGTGTTCGCTTGGTGTGTGTGTGTGGGTTGGGGGGACGATAGGCTAAGACTAAACCTTTGATGATGTCTCTCTCATCATTACGCTAAAACGATCTTAAGAAACCTACCCAAGAAACTTGTACAATACAGTTCTCCCTGGTACACTTACTACGCATCACTAAACGCCGGATGACTACCGGCCTAACCTAATGGGAGAATTACCATGAACTACCAGTTCAATAAATTAACGTACTGGCTAGAGGACACTAGCGTAGTATGCTACCTTTGCCTAAAACCAGGGGACCTGAGCAACGCCGAGGTTATCGGCAAGCCTGGACAAGCTTACCTACCAGAAACAGAAGATGGCGAGCTACGCTGCGAATTCTGCCGTACACTTTGCACGGAAGAAACAGAGGAGCCAGGCTACTTTGCTCCATGGACTATCAACCGTGACAACGTAGTAAAGGCCCTTAAGAACTTGGCAGAAGAGCTGGCAATTGCTCAGGACAACTACGAGGACAACTTACTCTCGTACGCTATTGAAACACTGGCCTACGCGATTAAGGCGATTAACTAATGAACTACGAAGAACAGTGCAGCCTAAGCGCAGAACAGCAAGGCATTACAGCTATTTGCAAAGCATTAGCCAGTGCAGGAATTACAAGCACAATTGAACAGACTGGCGGGTTCTACATGGTCGCCTACGTAGAAGGCACTAACGGCCTACGCCTAGGTGTTACTTCAGAATCATTGGTACTTATCAAAGATGATGAAGAAGAAGAAACAGTACCATTTGTAAATTACGAAACAAGCGGACAAGAGGAACTATCTCCCGAGCAACTGTCCTACATTGTAGGCACTGTTAAGGACAATATGTACCTACTCGGGACAAAGGAGATTAACTAATGTCTATTACCTATACCCAAGGCCACGAGACAACCGCCTTAAGTGCCTTCGTAACTGATGGCCTAGACACTTGGCTAGAGACACAACGCTACCAAGGCTACTCCCTGAAAGAGTGCCGCGAACTTTACCGCGCCTACATGAAAGAGAACGGCCTAAAGCTAGCCTAACTAAACCCCTGACTATTGGCCCTAGCCTTAACTGGTTAGGGCCTTTAGTCGTTTCTATGCCCATTGCCAATACCCATGCGCCGCATATTCTCCGCGAGAACATGCCCTAGCAAATAGCCTACCCAATGCCCTTACCGCTCCCGATTACGTGCCCAATATCGCAACGTAGGCCGCCCCGATCGTGCCGATACCCAGCTAATACCCTTACAAAGCAAGAAACGCGGACCAATGGCCCGCGCTCCTTACCTGATTAAAGTTTCTTTAGTCTTGGTAGTTATCCCCTCGCAACTTCGCATACAGTGCATACAGTGCCGCCCAAGCGATAACGAACACCCAGAACGGCAGATCATCAGGGCCGCATATCTTGGGCTCGCAATAAAGGCCCCAAGCTTTCTCATGCGCTCCGAACTCCTGCGCTAGCTCGTAGGCCAGACATAACGAGAGAATCCCGGCCACGTAGTTACAAGCTCGGTTCATTAGATGGCCCTAAACACGGCAACGCCGCCACTGATTCTTGCACTCCAGTAATCGCCTAGGAAGAGATCGCGCTCAAAAGCTTCATAGTCAAAGTACCGCCCCGCGTAACCGTCAGGTACTAGGCCGCAACTATCTGCCAATTCATGCGCAAAATCAGCTTCATCATCCCAAACACCGGAGAACGCGTTCTCAAACTCTGACCAAAATTGCTCAGGTTCTTCACTCTCAAAGTAGCTAGCCGCGTTATCCCAAAAGGCGCGCGCTTCTTCTTCCATATCCTCAAAACCTCTAGGCGCGTTATCAATAACTTCAATGAACTTAGCCATTAGTTAACCCTTACTGGCATAAGTAACGCAATGGTGCGGCCTGACTGGTCCTCAACCCTCATAGGGCGCTTGTCGTCGATTAGTGCGGTAATAATTAATGTTGCTTCCTTAGGGTCTTTAGAGTTGAAGGGGGCCAGCTTCGCGAAATCAGCCAACAGAGCCGCATTAAAACCAACGCGGTTACAATCCTTCACGCCTTCAGGCTCAGGGATAAGTTGGTCCACCTTAGGGTACTTACCCTCGACTAAATCGCCGCCCATTACGTAGCCTTCACTCTCAAACAGTACGCCGCCGCGCTCCGGATCGTAGAACTTCACGACAACATCAGGCAACGAACGACTGCGAGCAGCCTTAAGGCCCTTAGCAAACGTTGTTAGCCGCTCGGCGGGAATTAGAACACTCACGTTCTCGACCTGCTCAGTATCGCCGGTGATGTCCAGCTCCGCTTCGCGTGTCATGGTGGCCAGTTTGTAGCTATCAGTGGCAATGGCTCGAACACTGTTAGCGGTGATCTCAAACTTCACTACCTGAAATAGTGGCCGGTTCTTATCCTTCGCGGCAAAGCTCGCGACGGTGGCCAGGTCTTTAAAATCCTGACCGCTTAGGTGCAATTCATAAGGCATATTTAATCTCCCATAGTTGTTAGTTAATGTCCGATAGTCAACCGAACATCACCAATTAAAGCGCATGGGACTCTACTTGTCAAATCAATTTAGGTAATTTTATAAGATTATTCTCAGCGTAGTTTCATAGCCGCTTCGCCAGCTCGACCGGCTCCCGATCGCTCAAAATCGCCCGCCCGACCTGCGGAAATGATCACGCGCCTATTGGCCGCCGATTAATACCGATGGATACCCTCATCACTCCCCCCAATGGATACCCTCGAAACTACAACTCAATGTTCGAACAAACTACAAAATCTTGTGTTATACTTGCGACAACCCTTGAAGGTGGACTAGTCATCCTGAAAGAGCTACTGTCACTCCCATAACAGTCTGCTCCCTTCAAGGGCCTATTCGTTAGCTAGTTCGTGGACAGCTACAATGAGGTCAAGAGGAACGTTGCGGATACCGTGCATGAC